TAAAAGTAGAATAACCAGATAAACCTAATTTATCTACATTATCTCTTAATTTAGTAATATGATTAGGTTTCATAGTAGAACCTAACATCATAGAACATCTTAAAATAAGAGCATTTGGATTTTTTTCTACAATTGATTCAGCAAATTTTTTAAATAAACCATACATTGAAGGGTTAGATTGATAAACATCAACTGTAGAAATATAAACAAATTTTGATGGATTTAATTTAAGTAAATCTTGAGTAAGAAAGATATTATCATCTAAATACCTATAATAATTTGAAGGATTGTTTTCTTTATTAAAGGCACAATGAATTACAGTATCAAAATCTTCATGTTGGAACAGATTTAATCCACCTCTTCCAAAACCAAGGGAGTTAGGTAAGTTAGCATGTAAATACTTACCCAACCCACTTTTATTTCCTGATATAAGGTATTTAGCCATTAGTGATCAACAAATGCGTTATAGCGTTTATCTAAAATTTCTTTGTTATTTAAAAACCATTCAGTAGTTTTTTGAATACCTTCATCTAATGATACTAAAATATCAAATCCATAAGATTTAGCTCGAGTCATATCAAACAAACGAATAGCATCTCCACCTGGTTTATCAGTTAACCATTTTACTTCAAGATCTTTACCTGAGTGTTTAACTACCATTTCAACTACTTCTTTAATTGAATAACCTTTACCTGAACCTAAGTTAATAGGTTGAGTAATTTTATTTTCAACAGCAAACAACATACCTAATGCTACATCATCAGCATGGATAAAATCACGAATTGTTGAACCATCACCCCATACTTCAAGCACATCATTTTCTTGTGCTTTACGAATAAGTGAAGGAACTACCATCGCATTTGCTGGGTTGAAGTTATCATAGTTACCATATACGTTAGCAGGACGAACAATAGACACATTATTCAAACCATACTGGATAGCATATGCTTCAGCTTGTAATTCACCCATGCGTTTTGCCCAACCAGCAAATCTATCATTGGGTGATGGTACAGTTTCCCAAACACTATCTTCTACAAATACTTCAGCAGGAGCATAAACACCAACAGAACTAGTATACAAATACCATTTTACATTTGCTCTGCGAGCTGCCTCCATCATGTTAGTATTAAATTGAAGCATTGGAACCATAAAATCTGCTGGCTGTTCAGCACACATTTTAGGAGATCCTTTAACTCCTACTAAATTGAAAATATAATCCATTCCTGAACAAATATTTTCACATTGATCAAAGTAACGTAAATCAGCTTTAACATACCCTACACCTTCGGGTAAATCTAAAGGTACTGTAAGATCAGCAATGGTTACTTGAGCTTCTCTTTCTAATAAAAACTTTACTAATGAGCGGCCAATCATACCACCCCCACCAGTTACTAGAACTTTTTGATTTTTAAACATTATTTAATTTTTTACAAAGATTAATAATTTGTTCCTTAGTTAAATCTGTATGATTACCTACATACAAAGCGTTGTCATGAATGTAATCAGCTTGAGCTAAAATGCCATTAATTCTATGAGGAAATTTTTTCAAATATGGTTGATGTGCTTGGTTACCACCACCAGCTGTACCTAAACGATATTCAACTCCTTCAGCTTCTAAAATAGCACAAACATCTTTTAATTTATTTCGAGTAATACTCTGCATCATAAGAGGTAAAGCAAAGTTACTATTACCCTGTTTATTAAAGAAAGTCATAAACTTAGAACTATCAAGAGTATCTAACCAAATATCAAGATTTTCACGTCTGCGTTCTATATTGTAGTCTAAGCGCTTCATTTGTTCAATACCAAGTACCGCGTTTAATTCAGTTGAACGCATATTAAACCCAGCTACAGCGAAAGTAAACAATGGATTTAGATTAGGATACATTAATTGATAATCACGTTGCAATTCTTGGGATGCTTCACGAGTCATCCCGTGTGAACGGAATAATTTAGCTAAATCATAAAGTTTATCATCATTCATACAAACAGTACCACCTTCAATAGTAGTAATATGATGGCCAAAGTAAAATGAAAATAATGAAATGTCCCCAAATGAACCTACACGTTGACCTTTATAAGTAGCACCATGTGCCTCACAACAGTCTTCGATTAGAATTAGATTATTATCTTTAGCAATTTGAATGATTTCATCATTAATTGCTGGGAATCCTAAAGTGTGTACTAATACAATTGCTTTGGTTTTTGAAGTAATAGCATTTTTAATACTTTCAGCTGTGATGTTAAAATCATCAAGTGAAGCGTCTACAAATACTGGGGTCATTCCTAGTTGAGCAACTGATGAAATGTCACTAACCCAACCAATAGGGGGGACAATTACTTCTCCTTCACCAACTAATTCTTTTACCATAGCAATAGAAATATAGTTAGCTGAAGCTCCGGAATTAACCATTACAGAATGTTTAACACCTAACCATTCGGACCAGATTTTTTCAAATTCTTTAACTTTAGGCCCATTTGTAAAACGTTCACCATTCAAACAAAAATCAGCTAAGATTTCTCTATCACCTTGAGTGATATTGTCATTAATAAGAGGCCATGTAAAATTATTTGCTGCCATAAAACTCGCTATGTTCAATAATTAAAAAGGATTTATCACTATTATATGCTTTTTCAAATGCTGGGAAGATTTCCTCAGGTTCTATTAGCTCAATAACTTCTACTTCAGTAAGCATTTTACGCATTGCTTCAGTGTGGTTTTGAGTATGTTGGGGTCCAGCACTAAATGGTACTTTAGAACCTACTGCTACACGAATAATAACTTTAGGTTTCATATCACCTTGAGACATATCTTGCATCTTATCCAAATGGTTAATCAATTGATTAAGTGACAAAATAAAGAAATCAAAACGTGGATAACAAGTAACAGGAACCCATCCTGTTAAAGCCATACCAGTAGCCATTCCTAATTGTGTTTCTTCAAATACAGGTAATTCAACTCGTTTATCTTGAGGGACTTTAACCATTGTGTTTGAGATAGCATGACCACTCATACCAATAGCTTGACCTGTAAATACGGTATTTGGCTTTGAAGCAAGCCATTCCATTGCTCTATCTAATTCTTCTTTATAACGCATAACTTAGAAATTAACCCATTTGCCTGTTCCGTGGTGGGGGTAAGACATTTTATATTGATAATAAATTACATTTTCAGGAGCATCCATACGTTTTCCCCAAGCTACATCAGTTGGAGTATGAACACTCAAATTATTGTCTTCAATTACAAATTGAAGTGGAAGATTCATATTTTGGGAATATTTGTATGCTTCATGGAATACACCAGTTTCCATAGTCATATCACCAATAAAACACCAAACACGACGAGGTGAATTTGAACGTTTCAAACCAGCAGCAATACCTAAAGCAATAGGAATAATACCACCTACAATAGATGAAGCATAAAAATTAGGTTTAACATTGTTAGTACCCATACTTCTACCTTCACTAATCCAGCTAAACAACTTTTCAGAATCTACTCCATGAAGTAAAGCATGATAGTGGTTTCTCCAAGCGGACAACACCCAATCATCTTCATGAATGTACTGGAACAATTCGATTAATTGTTCCTCATTATTTTTAGACAAATGTACAGGTCCTTTTACCTGAGCATTTTCGTATGCATCCTTCACTCGATCTTCGAATGCAATAAGTTCTTCAGGCGTAATATTTACGTCTCGAACTTTTGTGTAATGTTTTGGAATATTCATGTTAATAATATAATAAAATTTTGGTTATGAATCACGCTTAGATAAAATAGGATTTGAAATAGGCCAATGAATTCCTAATGAATCCCATTTTAAAGTAAATTGATCTTTAATATCAGGATATTCACCTGGGTAAGACCATTTATAGAAGAATGTTGCTTCATCACTTAATACTAAGTGACCATTCGCAAACATGGGAGGTACTAAAACTGATTTTTTATTTTTAGCTGTTAAAATAATTGAATCCCATTTTAAATAATTTTCAGATTCAGGTCTATTATCAACAACTACTAACATTACTTCACCAGCTAAACATGTAATCCACTTCCAAGATTTAGAATCACCATGCATCCCCCTTAAAACATGTTTTCTGGAAACTGATACTTTATCATGATTAAAAATTAAATCATGTTCTTCCTGTTTAAAGAGAGTATATAATTCACCTCTAAAATCTTCAAATGAATCAGGTTGAAATATTTTTACTTCTGGGAAGATCATAGATTATTTAAAGTTTTTAATTCGTTTAAGAAATTAGTTAAATTATTTTTAAAAGTATCAACTAAAGATACTTCATAGTTGTGATTAATATATTCTAATCTACTAAAATAATCTTGGGGAGACAAGTTATTTAAAATATCAACTAATTCTTTTGTGGTTTCAAATGTAATAATTCCTCTTGAATCATATCCTAACTCATCTAAATTTGGACAACCCCAATAAATTGGAACTGTTTTAGTAGCAAATGCTTGAGCAATTTTTTCAGTATACCAATTTATATTTTTTACATTTTCTACAGCAACATGGAACATAGAATCATTAAATAAAACTCTTCTGCCATACTGTTCCGGGGCTTCAAAATCAGGAATATGAGAAATATCTTTAGAATATTCTGGGTATCCAGGTCTTACATTAGTAGAATGATCAAAATCATCTAATACTCTATACCATTTCTTAGGCATAGTAATTTGTTCCTCTAATTTATAGATTTCCTGTCTAAATAAATGGCCAGTACTTAAATCTTTAATTCCACTTAAAAAAGATACTTCAAAAGTTTTTTCTTTATTTTTAAAAGAATTATAATATTCTTTATCTTGACTTTGAATTAAACCAAAATGGAAAGGAATAGCATTAGGTAATTTATCTAATAACTTTTGATTATAAGTTAATATACCTGAAAAATAAGAAGCATTAACATAAGCCCAATCATGAAACCCAAAAAATTCATTAGGTTCATGAAGTAAAACAAAATTAATAGGGTTGTCATAAAGATCTTTAGCTGTTGGAAGATGATCCATAAACAGACTAACCGGGAGATCCTTAAATTCTTCTTCTATTTCTTTGAAATAATACTTAGGAATTATATAACCACTTTTTATTACCATGAAATTTCCCAGTCTTTGAATTCAGCTGCTAAACAATCAATTTTATAATCTTTTCTACCGCCTACAACCTCTTGAATTCGGTTTTTAGCTATGTTACGAATACCATTTAAACCATGTGTTAATTCTAAGTTATTACCGTCTTTAATGCCCTTACGATAATTAGATTCGTTATGCCATATATGAAGATTCATCTGCGATAATACAACAATGGCTCGAATAGTTTCAGCTGTTACTTTACCATCTTGTTCATCTAATAATACTTGAATGTCATGAACAATGGCTTCAATTTCTTCAGCATATTCATCTTTATGTTCTGGGATGAATACTTCTTTAAGTTGAACAATTGATAAGCGATCTACTAATTCGCTAAGAGTTGGTAAGTATTTTCTCATAATGTGTCGTAATAATTGTTTTGTTTTTCTTGTCTTTTAATATCCTTATGATGTTCTAATGCAAATTCTTCTTCTAATGGAAGAATGCTATGGGTTCCATAACCCTCTAGTACTTCGTGAACTTTATTTTTCCATTGAATTTTACCATTATTTTTATAAATGCGCCATTGAGGATCAGGCCAATTTACTCTACCTCTGCTATCAACAACCCATCCCCACTTTTGGATATGTTCTTGAGTTAAACCTTTTACAGTATTAACACGAGGTACTCTTAACGCATCAACATTATTTGCTTCTAAAATAACAGGTAAGTATTGCATCAAATACCAATTAGGTAATTCATCAGCATCAATCTGGAAGATGTAGTCACCTACACAGTTTTTAGTAAGATAATTTTTCAATGATGAAAAATCACCTTCAAATGAAAATGGATACCATCTAAATTTAGAACCGTTAACTGATTTAGCTCTAAGGTATTCTTCTATAGATTTACTACCATTATTAGAATCAAATACTATAACAATTTCATCTTGATCCCTTTTATGTTCTAAAAGAAAATCAATTAAACGTTGTATCTCTAAAAATTCATTACAAACTGTAAGGGCGTAACTTATTCTCATTATTCAGGATTGTTAAAAATTCCAATATAATCTAATGCTTCAATAAAATCGTTTTCTTTAAATTCTTTAAGAGTACTCATATCCATTCTTTGTTCATAAAACTTTCCAGGTTTACCTGGGATTGGATATTTTTCTTTTTCTTCAGATTTAACAGGTACTGATTGAACAGCAGCCCATTTCCAAGTTTCAGCACTGGTACCATTAGCAAATACCATCCCTTGAGAAGGTAAATTAATAGTAGCAGGCATCCAAATTTTACCCTCTTCATCTTCACCCATCAATTCTTTATATAGGTTAGGAAGAAGTTCCATTTGCTCTTCAAAAAATTGAGAACCTTGTTTCATAAGGGAATTGGTAATAAAACCACACCCATAACATTGATAATTTTTAATATCTTGGCTTACTTCTTGAACATAACAAGCATCTGAACCACATCTATCACAAATAACTAAATTATCCATTTACTTTTTCTTTTTTAGGGAGACTAATTTTTTTGATTTGGGGTAGTTTTAATTCTACCTTTTTAGGCAACTCTGGGAGATTAGTTGAAAGTAAAGTGTTAAGTTGTTCTTCCATTTTTTCAAAACTAAAATTAGATCTACTAAAATAACCTTGACGTTTACCTTTTACTTTCCAATCCTTATAATTTTCAAAAATGTCAGTAACAAAATGTCCTACGTGATTGTGATCAACACTAAACCATTGAGCTTCTTTTAATAGAAAATCATTAGTTGCAGTAGGATGCACATTTGTTAAACTACCTCCCATTAAAGCACTAAATTCAGGCTTTAAAAAGTCTGTGTGACCGGACCAACCTGTAGCAATAACAGGTTTATTTGTTAAACTAAATTCAAGTAATGGTCTTCCAAATCCTTCACCTTTAGTTAAACTAATCATAGCTTTTACTTTAGGATGATTATATAACTCATTCATTTCCTGGTCTGAGAATTCACCATGGAGAATATAAACTTTAGGTAGTTTATTTGAAGGAACACTCTTCATAATTGAGTAGATGCGTTTTTGCATTTCGTATCTATCCATGTAAGAAGAACCAGCACCACTAACTTTTAAAATCAAAGCAGGTTGTTTAGATTTACCTTTAAAAATTTCATAAAAGGCTTTAACTAATAAACCTACATTTTTTCTATCTTCACCCATTTGACCTTGCATCCAATGGCCAACAAACAAATAAGCAAATGATTCAGGGATTGAATTTAAAGATTGGTACAACTCCTTGTTAGTCATAGGAGTATCTAAAGGTTTGTATAAATCTAGATTAGCTCCTTCAATAAGAACTTCAACGGGAGTTGTTAGTTTAACTTCAATTTTTTGACCATTTTGATCTGCTGAAAAGGTAGTAGATTCAAATACTTTCTTTGAATGGTTCGAGGAAGTAAGAACTAAATTCATTCTATTACATCCTTCAATCCAAGAATGAACACAAGCTGTGGTTTCGATCCCAGCAGTTACTCCAATATTATATTTTCCAATGGGTTGAAATTCATTTGGTACTGTGATTTGGCACCAAATATCAGGTTGTTCAGTTAATTGTTGACCTGTTAAATGTCTTTTTAAAAAACCCCACTCTTCAATATGATCATCAATAAACCCAAAAGGTGTTGAACCCCATCTTTGGGGGATAATTCTAACATCATACTTATCTTGATTAATAAGGGCTTTAACAAAATCTCTTGAACGAGCACCATAACCCGAATATGTGTCAATAGGGCAACTTACGTAAAATGTATTTTTCATTAATAAACTAATTTATGTTTTAAAACTCTTGGCTCGTAATCTGTATCTGCTAGAAATTCAAATTTTTCTCTTGGTTGCCAGGTTGAAAATAACTTATCCATCCCTTCAATAACACGTTGAGACATTTGTTTAGAAGTAAAACCTGCTTCATCTGAAGTTACCCATTCTAATCCGGCTTTTCCAATTTCTTGTCTTTCTTCTTTACTCATGTTATACAACTCCATGATACGTTCTGAAGCATCTTCAGCATTACATCTATCGTCAAAGATATAAGGAGTAGCTGGGGAACCAACCATAGATAAATTACTTGGATAGACTGGTAGAGCCCATTTACCATGTTTTTTATAGGTTCCTTTATGGTTTGAAGGAAAATCAGGAGTAAAGTCAATCCAATTTCCGTTTTCATCTTCAAAACGCATTTGGTCCTGCATACCACCTGTTACATTAGCAATAATAGGAGTACCTGTTAATAATGCTTCTGTAAGTGATAACCCCCAACCTTCAGCAGATGAAAGTAAAATAACACCATCGGCACAATTATACATCATATTCATTTTTTCAGTTGGAAGTTTTTCAGCTGAAATAACAATATTAGAATTTTCTTCTGGGAACATATATTCAATAACGGCTGGAAGGTCTGTACCATGATCACTTATGGGTTCAGTATGAAGTACTAGAAGACATTTCTCAGCTTTTTCTTTAGGAAGTTGCTCAATAAACAATTTCCAAGCTAAAATAGTATCAGGGATTGATTTACGTCTAATATTTCTTGAATTGAATAAAAGAGTAAAATCATATTGTTTATCTCTAGTAAGATATTTTTTAAATTCTTGTAATTCAGGGTTATTAGAATTAATTGGTTTAAAATTATTATTATTTAAACCGTGAGGAATATACTTAATAATTTTTGCTTCACCTTTTTTACCTAGTACAATCTTATTAATGTTTACGGTTTGTTTTGAAATTCCAAATAACGCATCACATGATTCATAAAATTCTTTATTGTACATAGGTGCTGGAAGATCATCCCAAATATTCAAGTAAGCAATAGGGATATTTTTACGAATTTCATTCTCCATTTGGAATAACCAAACAAAATATCTTGGATCAGTAATTAAGAAAATCGCATCTGGGTTTTCCATTTGGATGATTTGTCTTATCATATTTGGTTCTCCATATCCATTTGTAGGATAAAGAATTACTGATGAATCAGTATTTCCTGATAGCTTGTTAGTATCTTGGGACATATCAATCCTTTTGCCTTTATCAGGATGATCAATTGCTCCTGCTATTTGAACCCAATTATAACGGTGTGAAGTATTAACAACCATTTCACGACCAATTTGAGCAACTCCGGAATGAACTCTGATGTCATCCGTTAGAAGTAGGATTTTTTTCCTATCTTCTGGTTTAATATAACCTTCTTTCATGTAATCTTATTTTTCTAAGTCTAAATTTGTGTGGTTAGAGATTTGTTTTCTAAAATCTTCATCTGTAAGATACAAATAAATAGCGCGGTCAGCAAGCTTTTGGAAAGAAAACTTACGTTTTACGCATTCGATTTTAAAATTCTCAAACAAATCACTTTGGATTTTCACACTTGTCAATGTCATGTCTTTGTTTGCCATAATTAATTTAATTTATTTACAAATATACATATATTGAGATTCTAGAAATCATATTCTTTAATATAATCACTACAAATTCCAATACATTCAGTTAAATCATCTTTATACAATTCAGGCATTACTGCTATACTACCTTTAATAGGTTGTTTACCGGGATAGGCCCAAATATAATTTCTGCTTGTTAATGTTACTGTGTCTTCTTGGTGCCAAAAATAGTTAAATCCTCCTATTGAATTAAACCATTCTATAGCTTCTATATTTTTACAATGTACCCAAAGTAAATGAGCTCTTTTGTTTAGCCACTCTTGAGTGATACCTGAAATGGGTTTATCATGTCCTAAGAATAAGACCCCATCAATTGACCAAACATCAATTTCAACTTGATAACCTAAACTAATAGCGTTATCAATGTATTCTGGGGTGTTTTCTAATTTGGGGATGGGGCCTTCGAAATTTCCTCTATGTGAAATTAAAATTTTTAAATTTTGTTTAAGTTGTTCCATGCTATATCTTTTAAATTTTGGGGATAATTAGAAGTAAAAAAAACAATCCAATTTCCTTGTTTTAACATTCCTAACATACTATTAGAGTTAACAGACTGTATATGATTATCTATAAGATAATCTCTTAAAATTTCATGTATAACCCATGTATTACTTTTTTTAGCTTGTTCTAATAAACTATCATATAAATTAGAATAAATTTTCATAGTTTTCCAACCACCAAAAGCAAACCCATCATATAACCATCCTGGTTCTTTGAGTTGATCAGAGTAATGGATCCCTAAATAGTTTTTTTCTTGACAATCTAATAATTGATATAAATCTAAAGGTGTTAGGTGAAGAATATCAAATCGAGTTCTAATAACATAATCATATCCTACAGTAACAGTTTGCCCATAAGCTTCTACCATCTGCATACAATCCTTTACTTTATAAAGCATTGGAAGAGTAGTACCAGGATTAGCATTACTATTATTAGGAAATTGAGTATAAAAATCTTCCCATTCTTTATACCACTTTAGGTTTTCAGGTATATTTGGGTCTGTTTTTATTAAAGTAGGTTTATACAAATCCCTAATATCAAGAATATCATCGGTTTCCCAGGTTGAAATAAAAATATCATACTCCCCTGGGAGTTTATCTAAGATATTTTCTTTAAATAGAGTATAAGTTTCTCTATAATATCTTGTTAGACCTGATATGCAGATGGCTGTTCTCACTTATAATTTTCTAAATAATATTTTAAATCTTCAGGTGTACCTAATCCCCACATTTTAGGAATATCAAATGTACGAATTTGTTTACAGTCAGCTACAGCTTCATTAAACACAGGACAAACATAAAATTCATTATTTACACGAATATTTTTGTCTATCATTTGTTCTGCATATTTTACAAAATCAGACCCATGTTTCCAGTAATAATAACCCACAGTTGCAATATCTGAAATTGGATTTTTTTCTGCTACTTCAGTTACTAAACCATTTTCATCTACTTTAGCAAATGACCATTTTGGGTGAGTTGCTCTAAAAGTAACAATACCCCCATCAGCATCTGTTTCTTGCATTTTATACATGAATTCATTTGAATCCCATTCTACAAATTGATCTGAGTTAGCAAAGAATAATGGGGCATTTGTGTTAATATATTCTTTAGCCATCAAAGCTGTACAAGCAGCACCTTCAGTTAATCCATCTACCTCTACAATTTTGCAGTTAGGAGTAATTAAATTAAGTAATGTATCTAAATTATACTTTTCACGGTGTGATTTTTGTACAATATAAATAAAATTAGCTTTAATATTAAGGTTTTCCACTACAACCTGAATCATGGGTTTGTTTTGGACATCAATTAAAGGTTTTGGAAATGTGTAACCTGCTTGTTCAAATCTACTTCCAGCTCCAGCCATTGGGATTAAAACATTTAATGTTTCATCTCTCCAGGCAGGGGGTGTTTGTTTTTCTCCCATTTCTATTTCGTTTAATTTTTTAAATATATTTGTGTATGTTACTTCTTTTGGATTTTTTACTCGTAAAATGTAAGATTTACTTCGGGCAGCTGCTAATAATCCATAAGGTGAATCTTCTACAATTAAAGTTTCTTCAGGTAAACAACTCATTACTGAAATTGCTTTCCAGTACATTTCAGGGTGGGGTTTACTATTTTTTACATCTTCATTAGATATAATCAAATCAATAAACTCAATAATTCCTAGTTTAGCTAATACAGTTAATACTGTTTTACGAATACTATTAGAACAAACCGCTAATTTATAACCATCTTCAGATAAAGCAGACATTACTGATTGGAGAGTTTGATTAGGTTGAAGCTCCTTTAACATTTGTAGAGTCCAATATTGTTTAGCTTCCCAAACTGATTCATGGCTACTCTCAGGTAAACCTTTTCTTTCAGTTAACATTTGAAGTTTTTGGGTAGTTTTTAAACCATCATAAACTGAAAGATGTTCATTCCAATCAATAGCATATTCACCTAATGCTTTATTTAGAGCATCAAAATGGATATTTTTTGCTTCAACTAAAACCCCATCTAAATCAAATATGATTAATTTTATCCTATTGCTGAGTTGCATAATTCAGGGTTATCTTTAAAGGGGCAAAAAGTACAATTCCACTTTGATGGATTTGGTTCATATTCTTTTTCTTTATACCCATTTTTATCAAATACTTCTTCTATAAATTCATTTAAAGCTTTGGTTGCTTTATTAAGTTTTACTTTACCTGATGCTGGGACGAATGTTTGAATTCGAGGGATCACAAAATCAGGGTGATCATAAACTTTTCTTTTCAAAATGAAAAACTCAATATCAATATTATCTACTGGGATTCCAAATTGTTCTGAAAAGAATTGTTTGTAAAGAATTAATTGGAATTGTTTATCTTCGTCTTTTTTAGTTTTATCATCCCAACCACGGGTAGATGTTTTAATATCAATAATTTTAAATGTATTTGTATTTTCATTATACATTACAACATCCAAATAACCCTGGTATATAACGTTATTATAGCGTTTATTAGGCGTTAAAACAATAGGCACCTCACACCCCACCAAATGCCATCCTCGTTTACTAAAATACGAATTACGTTTTTTAGCAAATGTTCTTATAATTTCAACCCCATCTTCAAAGAATTCTCTTAATTCTTCAGCTGAACTAAAATGTTGGTTGCCATTTTTCTTGTATTGAACTTTATATTCTTCTCGAAGAGCATCTTCAAACATTTCTACAAGATTTTCTCTATCTGCGGCAGCAGCACTTTGTTCATACATTGTGCTTAAGTAATGTTGCAGCACTGTATGAAGAGCTGTTCCAAATACAGTATGAATAGTAGAAGTAAATACTTTAATACCATCTTTGTACTGGATAGACCATTTACGTTTACACCCTCGATACATTGAAAATTGAGAATAAGAAACATTCTTCTGGTAAGCATAATTAATCTCAGCAGGTTGATATGCTCTTATCTCTTTTACAATTTGAGGTATTTTTTTCTTCTTAGCCAAAACTTTGAATATATTTTGTTAATTTGTCTATGTCTTTAATTCTTTCTTGTATTTGATACTCAGCATAAAAATCATTGCGAACAAAATCTCTATCATTAAGCACTTCATTATACAAAGAATCTATATCTTCTGGGTTTCTAGTTTCATCAAATCTATAATGTTCTAATACAATATTATCTTCTTGTAAGGTAGGAATCTTTGCATAATAAGCCAACTCACTTAACCAACTATCTGAAGCTGTATTATTAGAAAGTCGACCTAATATTTCTGCAAGTTTTTTAGGAAAAACAGGAAATATAAACCAAACATATCCCGGAAGATTAGAATCTATATTACGAACATAATGAGTTAAACTTTTGATTAAAGGATTTAATATTAAAAATTTACCCACATGCTCCTTAATTACTAAATCCCAATTTAAAGATTCTATTTGGATATCATCTGAATAACTGAATATAAAATATCCTGAGGATTGAGTAATTAGATAATTTTGGATTTTAAAAATATTTTTATAGCCTCCTTTTTCAAAAAGATAATATTTTACATTAGGGTGAGTTTGAGAATATTCATTTAAAAAATCTATAGTCTCTAAATCATCAGTATCCACCCCACACAAAACCTCAAAATTACTTTTATCATAACAAGTTTTAAATAAAGTATCTAAAGATAACTTTAACTTGTTAATTCGGTTTCGTGTAGGGATTAAAATACTTACTATAGGAGTTTTAATCCCCATATTATTTTTTCCATTTATCTCTAATCACTAACATAGCAATAACACCATAATTAGCAATATCAAGAAAACTATCAATCATAGGTTCATTTGTAACATAACTTTTTCCCTTACGTTTCAATAGATTTTTTAGACGATTAATTTTATCATTAACACGAAGCCAAATACCTGTGAGTGATAGTTGAATATCTTCTTGTTCTTCTAAAGTAGAACCTAGAGCAATATTTGAAAGTCCATAATCCATCATTTTTTGAGCAAATAAAATATATTGTTCATCCTGAACTTTTTTAAATGCTTCAGCTAATTCAGGATAGGTTTTTTCAAAATCACGAATTGCTTTTTCTTCTCCAGTTTGATCATTGTAACGTGGTAGAGTTTCTTCACTCAACATATCTGCTATTTTAGATGTAATACTTCCCATAACTTTTTATTTTAAATATAATGAATTTGTTTATTTTTTCCAACCTCTATAATACAGGTCTTTAGTAGCTTCATTTGAAACCCAATACCCACCATTCATTTCACTAAATGCTGGGATTTTTTGAAAATCAAATTGAGTGAGATTTCTATAATAATCTTCCCATACTTCAATTTGAGAAGTAGCCGGTGATGATTCGGGAGAGGATCTACGAGTACCATGTTCAGGTCTTCCTAATGAGGCACAAGTAAAAAGTAATAAGCCATTAGGTTTGAGATGATTAATCATATTTGTTATCGTAAGATCATAAAATGGGTCATGTTCAAAACATTCACAACTTATGATAGTATCAAACAATTCATCTGATTTGTATTCATGGCCTAAACAAGCAACATCAACACAATCTCCTTCACTAATATCAACCCCAATATAATCACAATTAGAAAAGTGACATCTAACAGTAGGTTGGTTCTGAACTCTGCGGGAACCAATTTCTAATACTCGAGCATTGTTAAAATACTCAGGGTAAAGATTTTTGGTTTCATATACAAAATGAAGAATTTCGTGATGCATTAAACAACTTGTTTTTTTACTAAATACCTTTCAATTGCTTCTAAACGATCATCAGCATCTGCTAACATAGCAAGTGCTTCTTCAGCATTTTTATAAAAATCTTCTGTTGAATGATCTCCAATACCCGCGGGGTTTTTTTCTAATAATTCTAGAGTTAATAGAGCTTTTGCTTTATCAGCCACAGCTGATGTATAGAGCATATCTTTTAATCGACTCATAACTTTGCTTTCTTAATTAATTTATCTGCTTCTTCTTCATTTACCCCCATGTTCCAAAGAATATGGCGTACACCTTCTTTTCTTAGAATATCAATATAATGATCAGCTTCACCTAAACTACATGAAAGGTGTTCGGCAATATATTCTGCTAATTCTTGATAATTTCTTTTGTTTTCGTTTTTAATGTACTTAAGCCATAGTTTTTTCTTCGGGATCATTTCTCGGTAAATGGTGTAAATTTGTTTCTTGTTTTGTGGACTAATCTTTTGTACATAATTTACAACATCTATGTAACCTATATACATCGATACATATCTGTGTATCATATAAGAGTTCCAATTATCCCACGACTTTTCCGAGAAAGAATCGGGATGAGACTTCTTTACAGTTATCTCATCCAACCATCCAAAAATATTTTTTACCTCAGTTTGAGACATTAAATAACATCATTTTTATACTCTTCTCTTAATTCCACGGGAATAGTACTTTCCAAAATTTTACCGGTTTGAGGATCATAAAATACAGGAATAGGTAATACAGCATCTTCTTCTGCTCCTACCACAAATTTAGATACTTTACGAAGTAATACTCCTTGAGTAAATACTTTGTTTCCTTCTGGGGTTACAATTGCTTGGGTATTTGCCAAGTCAATGTTAAGATTCATTTGTTGTTGTTGTTCCATAATTTATTTATTTGTTTTTGATTGCTTATAATCTAAAATAAAGCCAATTAATACTAAAATATTCATACCTAAGCTGGCTAAAATCTCATGTATGTCTTGATAAACTGTTGTCATTAAATGGACATGCCCAATCATCCAGAACGGTATGGCCAAATTTTGACTTATCCAAATTAAGAGAAATTTAATGAAATGTTTCATTTTTTCCATACAACATTGCTATGTCTAATTCTTTATGTATCCATTCAAACTTAAGATTAAACCCACACTTACTTAATTTTTCTAAAGTTTTATAAACCCAAACACCATCAGGTGAACATCCTAAATGAATTTCTACAGCAAGCTTATCAACCCTTTTAAGTAGTTCATCTGGGGTATCAATTATAAATCCATATTCACCACATTCAATATCTATTTTTAAAAAATTAATTTTTAAAATATTATAAGTAGTTAAAATTCTATATAAATCCCAACAAGTAGAATCAGTTTTACTATTAGTTATCCACCCTAAATGAGGGACAATATTAGAATCATGTTTAGTATTTTCTACCAAAGAATTATACCAAAATTCTTGACCTTCAAATGAGTATACTTTTGAAGCACCTTTGATATCTCTAGCATATCTACTAAAAATACCAATATTTGCTCCACAATCTACTACAACATCCCCCGGTTCAACTTCAACACCAAATCTAGAGTATTCGTTATCATAAATAATTTCATCGTAAAAAGCCTGTAGGACTTTTGCATCATTATCACCTTCACTTAATTCTGGAAATGAAAAATTATCAAGCATATTTACTTAAGTTCAATTAATTTAGCAATAAGGGCCATTACATTGATTTCTTTATCAATACGAAAATTAGCTTGATATGAATATTCATTTATAAGGATTGCCACCATTCCTTCATTGCCAGACGCATATACTCCAGCGTTATCATAAAGGAAACGATATAATTCCTCAAAATCTTGTACATTCGCATTTGCAATAACTTGTCTAATTTCATTCCATTTTGGTTTTGGCTGTGACAACATTTTAACTACTTGAATCATATAATTAGATGATACAAGTATTGATTTATCTATTACTACCTCATCACCTTGAATTGATAATTGAATAGTATTAAGCATTTTACGAATATCAGGATAATACTGATTTATAATGCTTTTTAAATCATCAGCAGTGCAATCTACTTTTTCCTCTTTTAAAACATTTATAAGATGATAAGCAATATCCTGCTTTGATGGAGGTACTATTTTAAGTGTTTGACAACGTGATTGTAAAGGATCAATAATACGCTCTACATAATTACAGGTTAAAATAAAACGTGTAGTACGTGAGAACGTTTCAATGACATTACGAAGAGATGCCTGCGCCTGGATAGTGAGGAAATCTGCTTCATCTAAGATAACTACTTTAATAGATTTAAATGAAGCTGCTGATGCAAAACCTGATACTTTATCTCTAATAGTTTCAATACCTCTTTCATCACTAGCATTGATGTAGAGATAATCACAATCTAGATTGCGTACAATAAGTTTAGCAAGAGTAGTTTTTCCAGTACCAGCTGGTCCGTAGAAAATTAGGTTTTGGATATCGTTTTGGGAGAGATATTGGGAAATGGTTTTTTTAATATTCTCATTTCCAACATACTCGTCTAATACTTTAGAACGATACTTTTCAACTAATAGAGTGTGGTCCTTCATCAAATAATATTTTTGCTATTTCGTGTAATGGGAAATTTACTTCTATCGATCCCCTTAATAATTGAATATACAATCTTCTACTGTGGAGAACACGATATATTTTACCAATTATGTATTCTTGTTCTCCAATAATAATTTTATCACCTTTTAAAGGATGCTCATCAACAAAAATATCAGTGTCTCTCATACTCCTTGTCTAAATTCTCCGTACAACGAATACATTTTAGGTTGTTCTTTTACTACTTCTTCTTCGTGAGTTTGAATAGCGTATAGCTTACTGTTCATAGGATCTAACCTATAAGCACCTTTAAAACCTGTTTGATGAAGAAATGCTTCTAAGGTATCAGTTAAAGTTTTAAATACCTCTTTTTTAGGATCACCAACGAGTGTCCACCTGTCTCCAGGTGGCACTCTAGTGGCAATCAATTCATTATGTTCTACTACTTTTGTTTCCATTAATATCCATGAATTTCATCAGGTACAGGATCTTTTTTATCAGCTACTGGAACCAAAGTACATTCTGTAAGCAATAATGTTCCTGCAACTGAAGCAGCATTTTCAAGAGCTGTACGGGTTACTTTAGTAGGATCAATAATACCAGCTTTTTTCATGTTTACAACTTCTTCTGTTTTAAGATTGTAACCAGCCCAAATATCATTTCCTGATTCTACTAATCGGTATTTACCAATCATTTGAGCATCTGTTGAAGAATAACCAGCATTAACAAGAATTTGTTCAAATGGTTTACCACAAGCTTGGTATACGATTTGTGAGCCAATACTACCTTTGTTTTCAATTGTTTCACGAGCATACAATAAGGCAGCACCACCACCAGGGACAATACCTTCTTCTAAAGCAGCTTTAGTTGCTTGAAGTGCATCATCAACACGGTCTTTCTTTTCACGCATTTCGGTTTCATTATAACCACCTACGTGGATAATAGAAACACCACCTACCATTTTAGCTAAACGGTTTTGAAGTTGTTCAACTGCATAAGGAGTATCAGCTTGGGAAATTTGAGCTTGAAGTTCTTCAACTCGAGCTTCAATAGCTTCTTCTGAACCTTTACCATCTACAATTGTAGTTTCTTCTTTAGAAACTGTTACAGCACGAGCTTGACCAAACCAGTCCCAGCTAAATTTGTCAAGTTTCATACCTTTATCCTTATCAAAAACAACACCACCAGTTACAGTAGCAATATCTTCTAAGATAAGTTTACGGCGATCACCAAAATCAGGAGCTTTAACAGCACATACTTTTAGGGTACCACGAGCTTTGTTTACAATCAAAGTTGCAAGAGCTTCATTTTCAACATCATCAGCAATAATCAATAGAGATTTGTTTGTAGCTGATACTTGTTCTAGGATTGGAAGTAATTCTTTTACTTGAGTAAATTTATGATTTGCAATCAAAATATAAGCATCTTCAAGTTTACAAGTCATTGTGTTGTTATCAGTAACAAAGAAATGTGATTTGTATCCTTTTCCAAACTGCATACCTTCTACAGTTTCAAGGTAAGTTTCACCTGATTTACTTTCTTCAATATGAACAACCCCATCGCGACCTACTTTTTCAATAGCTGTAGCTACTAATTTACCTACTTCAGAATCATTATTAGCTGAAATAGTAGCTACTTGTTGAAGTTGATCCTCAGAAGAAATATCCTCAGTATTAGAACGAAGTGTTTCAACTACTTGTTTAACCGCTTTATCAATACCACGTTTAATTTCTACAGCATTAGCCCCATTATTTAAATGTTGCAAACCTGCTTTAATCATTTCACGTGCCAATAAAGTAGAAGTAGTAGTACCATCACCAGCTTTATCAGCAGTTTTCATAGCAGCTGCTTTAACTACTTGAACACCCAACTGTTTTAGGTTACCATCAACATAAACGTTTTTAGCTACAGTAACACCATCTTTAGTTGATTGTGGGAGTGAAGGATGTTGATCAATCAATACATTTCGTCCATTAGGACCAAGTGTACTTACTACGGCATCGGCAAGAATGTCAATACCAGCCATTAGTTCTTTTCGTGCCTCAGCACCAAATTTAATTTCTTTTCTTAAGTCAATAGGCATAATTATTCGGGTTTAATTCGTGCTAAAATTTGATTTTCGGGCCCAATAAAATATTCTTCACTATCATATTCTAATTTGGTAAAACCCATTGTAGGCAATACTACAATATCTCCTACTTTTACTTCACATGGGATGAATGTACCTGTTACTGTATATTTACCAGGCCCAACAGCTACAACTTCTCCTTTTTCATTTCGGTCTTTTCCCAAATCTGGGACAACAATGTTACCATACATTGTTTCTTCTTCTTCAATCGGTTTTACAATAACCGCATCAAACAGTGCTTCTAATTTCATATTCCAATTTTATTAAACAATTTTTCCATTTCGTCTTGCAAACGTTGCCATTCATGAATATACTCCATAATTGAATTATATTCACTCTTTAAATCTAACTTAGATTTAGCGATTGCCCTAAGAGCATGGGATAACTTCCCATAATGGCCTAAGGGTTTTTCATAGGTTTTGCCCAAGCTACCTTTTTCTAAATTAGCTGGATCAGGAGTAACTGTATGAACAACAGTGTAGCAATACTGATCTTTTGAAAGATGGAATGGTTCGAGTGCAGGATCTTTAATAATAGTATAACTCATAATTTTTATTTATAACGTGAATATACGAATTCTTTATAACAAAACCAACTTTAGGGAGTGATTTATTTACTTAATTTTAATTGCTTTGGGTTTAGATTCTTCAGCAAATGGGATTCTAATTCCTAGCAATCCATTTTCCATCATTGCCTCCGTTTTAGAGAGGTCAAATTTAGAAGCAATTTTATAACCTAAATTAAATGAACGCTTAGCAATCCCTCTATGAATGTAATTACACTCATTAGTCTCACAACAAGCTTCATCTTTGGGTTTATTGTAGGAAATTCTAAGAACGTCTCCTTCGATATTAATTTCAATATCGGATTTAGTAAGACCAGTACAGGCAATATCAAAATGAAGCCCATGCTTGTTCTCAAAAATATCTACTGGGTGGGAAAAT